ACACCCAGGCCGCGAGAGCGACCGGGATCGTCCTAGACATCCTCCGGCGCCTCGACACCATCGGCGGACTTGTGCCTGATAAGCCGTTGATGCAATTCAACCAGCAGAACGTCATGGTAGGCGGCGTCACCTTCGCGGACCTCCTCCGGGAAGCGATGGGCGGTCAGGTGGTAGAGATTGAGGGGATAGTCTGTGATGACGTTGACCCAAGCTGAGAAGCGGTTCCTGGTTGACCACTCCAGGGCTGATCCGGATTATTTCTGGGAATCGGTCCTCGGCTGCCCCACGGTTTACGACAAGCAATTAGAGATGGCGAGGGCGGTCAGGGACCACAACCGGGTCGCAGTCGTTGGAGCCAACGGCACTGGTAAGGACTGGCAATCTGCGCGGCTGATGCTCTGGTGGATGGCGACCAGGTATCCGGCCATCTGTGTCGTCCTCGGCCCGACCCACCGCCAGGTCTCCGACATAGTCTGGAAGGAAGCCCGGAGCGCATACCTCACGTCGAGGATGGCGCTAGGCGGTCAGATGTACCGGACGGCCCGGTGGGAGTTGGACGACCGCCACTATGCGGTCGGATTCGCTACGGATAACGAGTACAACATCCAGGGCTTCCACTCGCCCAACCTCCTGGTCATCTTGACCGAGGCCCACAATATCGAGCAGTCCCATATCGACGCGGTCAAGAGATTGAACCCGGCCCGGATGCTCCTGACCGGCAACGCCTTTGCGAGCTCCGGAGAGTTCTATGATGCCTTCCACGGCGGGTCCGACCTTTATCACACCATCGAGATCGCCGCTGCCGACACGCCCAACGTCCAGCAAGGCCGCGAGATCATCCCCGGCATGGTGACCACCGAGCAGATCGAGGAACGGCGCCGGGAGTGGGGAGAGGAATCGGCCCTATATATCGCCTCGGTCTTGGGGCGGTTCCCGGACAACCTGGAGGATGCCATCGTCCCGCGGTCTCTCCTGATGGACGCAGTCGAGCGGCAGCTGGAGCCGGAGGGCGAGGCGATGCTGGCTTGTGACGTTGCCAGATTTGGCGCCGACAAGACGGTCGTCTACCGCCGGCAAGGGAACGTCTGCCGGTTGGTCTGGAAGTCCCAAGGCCGGGATACTCAACAGGTCGCCGGACACCTCAAGATGATGGCCGAGGACGACCCGGACGTGACCGCGATAATCGTGGACGACACCGGAGTCGGCGGCGGCGTGACCGATAGGCTGAACGAGGAGAACATATCAGGGGTCCGGATCGTCCCGTTCAACGGCGGGGAGAAGGCCCGGAGGTCTGACCGATACGTCAACGCCATCGCCGAGGCATGGCTGGAATTGGGGCAAGCCTTCCGGGACGGGATGATAGACATCGACGACAACCCGGCAGTCATCGCCCAGCTTTCGGCCAGGCGGTACACCGTCCAGGGAGACCGGCGCATCAAATTAGAGTCCAAGGACGATTTTAAGAAACGGTCAAGCGGAAGCCCAGACGATGCCGACGCCCTGGCGATGTGCTATTCGGCGCCGGGTCCGGGCGTGGGAGTATGGTGATGAAGACTCCGGAGGAATACTTCGCCGAGGGCCGTGAATGGCTGGTTAAGGCCGAGCGTATCGCCAAGGAATACGAGGACGAGGAGACCTTCGACAAGTCGGCCAACCTCGCAGTCCTGGCGATGGCGTCCACCTTCCTGGGGATATGCGCCCAATTCATGCGGGACCAAGAAGGTTAATTGAACAAAGAACTCCGGTGCGCCCACTGTGGAAAGTTATTGGCTGAGAAGGCCGAGCGGGGGACCGTCATCATTTGCTACCGCTGCAAGACTAGGAACGAGGTGCCGTGAGAATGTGGAGCGTCAAGATGAAAACTTGGGCCGCTGGACGGAGGTGGGCGAAGCGTAATGCCGTAGCCTGCCCCGGCGTGATCTACGCCATCCGCCAGGACGGTCGGGAATTGTCCTACCGCTACGAGGACGGGTTGATATATTGCACCGGGACCGGCAAGCAGATGGAGCCCTATCGCCCTGGTTTCGGCAGATTGACGGCGTCATCGTCCTTGTGCTAGATTTACAACCAGTGACCTGATCCGGCTAGTGTCCGAGGCGTAAGCCCGAAGCCGGTGGAGGTCATTTTGCCTTTTTGGGACTTCCTCCGCAAACAAGAAGACGTAGCAGTCGCCGTCCCGTTAAACTATGACGTTGGACAGGCGACCTACCCGGACGCATCCTTTGAGTCCTTCGCGACCGAGGGATACGCCAAGAGCGAGATCGTCCACGCTTGCATCCGCGAACTAGCGGTCTCCGCAGCCTCTCCCCGGTACTACGTCCAGGCTCCAGCCGCCGGCGGCGGCGCCGTCGAGATAACCTCCGGCCTTCTCCACGACCTGACCTCTAAGCCCAGCCCGACCTCGGACTGGTATTCCTTTATCGAGAATATGGTCACCTATCTGATGGTGGCCGGGAATAGTTATACCCTCAAAGAGCGCAACCGCTCCGGCAGGGTGTCCGCGTTATATCATCTCCGGCCCGACCGGGTCCGGATCATAGGCGGGGACCACGGCGCCGAGGGCTATGTCTACACGGTCGGCGGCAAGGACTACTCCATCCCACGGGAGGACATATGCCATCTGGCGCTGCCGAATCCCGGCGGCGACCTTTATGGTTTGTCTCCTCTCCAAGTCCTGGCGCGGAACGTCAACCTCGATCTGAACATGACCGACTTCGCCAAGGTCTACTTCCAGAACGCCGGCGTCCCGTCCGGGCTTCTCAAGATCAAACGGCGCCTCAATACCCAGGAGGAAGCCTCGACCATCCGCTCCCGTTGGCGGTCCCAATTCGGCGGACGCAACAACTTCCACCGGATCGCCATCTTAGATGAGGATGCCGACTATGTCCCGATGGCTAATTCCCCGAAAGACATGGCATTGCCCGAGCTCCACGACCTGACCGAAAGCCGCATCTGCGCGGTCTTCGGCGTCCCGGCCATCCTGGTCGGTGCCAATGTGGGGCTTCAACGCTCGACATATTCCAACTACCGCGAGGCCCGGCTGGCCTTTCACTCCGAGACCCTGGAGCCGATGGTCAGCAGAATCCTCCGGCATATCAACCGCAATATGTTTGATGAATACAGCGGCAACGAGACCTTGACGGTGGACTGGGCCGAGATGCGGTCCGGACTTGACGACCGGGAAGCGATGACCTCCAGGGTGACCGGATTATTCGCCGGCGGCATCCTGACCTTGAACGAAGCCAGGGAACAACTTGGCTTGGTGGCTATCTTGGATGGCGCGCTCCGACGCATCCCCGCAGCGATATTTGAGGTGCCCGAAGGAGCGATGGCTCCGGTCGCCGTGGGCGCCGCTCCGGTCGAGGAGTCTTTGCCGGTCGGGACGCTCAAGGAACTCCCGGAATTGAAGGCGCCGAGGGTGGCAAGACGGGCCGGGATATTACGCCGCCAACTCCTGGAGGACCGGGAGGAGGAGACCGACCAGATGGCGAAGCGGGTCCAGCGTCACTTCCGTGGACTCCGGAACCGGGTGGACGGCATCCTGGGCCGGTGGATGGAGCGCGACAGTTCCGAATCCAAGGACTTCCCGTCGGGCTTTGATCCATCCATGTTGGATTTACCGGACGGGATACCCGACCTCCAGGCCATCATCGAGCAAGCCATGACCCGGATGTCTAAGAAGACGGTGGACGCCATCAACGCCACCGGCCTCGCCGGGACGTTGGAGTGGACGGAACGGCTGCCCTTTGTGGAGTCGGTCCTTGTCCAGGCTCCGGCCAGGGCGAAGATGATCCACTCAACGACCAATCGGGCCATCCAGCGGGGAGTGACCATCGCCCTTGAACGGGGCTATTCCATCGCGCAACTGGCGCGGGGCGTCCCGACCGCCGACCCTCCCTTCCCAGGTCTCCGGTCCATCCTGACCGAGACCGAGAATCGCTCCCGGCTCATCGCCCGGACTGAGGTCATGCGGACCCAGAACCAGACGAGCGTCGGCTTTTTCAAAGAGCAAGGCTTCTCATATGTCCGCGCCGACGATATAGACGGCGACCCGGATGACAACTACATCGACCCAGGCGATCCATACGGGCGGACATGTGCCGAGCGCAACGGCCAGATATACACGGTCGAAGACGCCCAAAACATAGACGACCATCCCAACGGGACTTTGAACTGGCAGCCGATGCCCCGGAATTACAAGCCGGAGGAGACCGCATGATCAATAAATTCTATATTTCAGACGCCAAAGTCCTGGACGACCGCGCCGGCATCGTTGAGGC